CAAATACACTATTAATATCTTCAGCTGGTGGAATTATAGTAGAAATATTAGCCTCTCTAATCTTTAAGCTGGATGGGCTTTTTAAGGAGTTAGTTAAGTACTCAACACACTTGTCATACGATGTATTAAAAACATTTTTATCTAGTCCAGTGTTAGATTCTTTACACCCACCTAACAACAATAATGAACTTATTAAAACTAACTTTTTCATACGAGTGCCTTATTTAGAAACCATAGCGAATAAAACTAACAGCAACCATCCAAATGCTATTACTTTTTCAAATTTTGTGTATTTTCTTTGAAGAGTAAACCATGCAAAAATGAAAGGGAAAATAAAAATGCCGATCCATAACAGAATAGTAACTAAGACGTTTCTTTTTTCTTTATCTGAACCTTCTTGTTGTATTAAGTGAATAGGGTCATTTAAAGTCCCTTTTGACTTTTTGTAGCTGGTATTTGTTGTATAAGAAAGACCAGTACCTGGAATACCTACTGTTGTGCGAGTACCCTTCTTACTTACATTTACACGTGCACCTTTCCCACCCACAGAAACACTTGATAGCCCTTTTTTACTAATATTGACACGGATTCCAGGAGCAATTTTTATACTTTTTCTAAAATTCAATCCCATCACATCACCTATCTAGAGCAGATCTTTTTAGAAGCACTTATTGAACCATCTTTGCAAACAAATTTGCTACCATCACAGTGACTAACTCCACCTTTACTACCTGAACACGGCTGTCTACCTCTTCCAGCTTCAGCAAAACTTAAAGAACCTAAAACTAATAAGATAGTTAAAATAATTTGTTTCATGAATTTCACCATTTGTTATAAAGTTTATGTAATTTAACAACTGGTTAATAATGGCGCAATAAAAAACCGCTATCTCTAGCGGTTCTTTGAATGTTGCTTACTATTTTTGAGTAGTTGGCTTAGAGGTTTGCTCGCCATTAGACGCAGGTACTTTGCGAAGTACTAGAATTACTAAAATGGCTGCTAATGTTGAGAATGCAGCTGTTGCAACCCAAGGATAACCAGCATATAGCGCATATACTGCTACACATAGAATCCCTATTCCTATCAACACTCCAAATATTAAACCAAGAAGGAATAATTGAGAGTTATGTTTTTGATTCTCAATGTTTGCAGTGTTGATGCGCTTATTTTCTGCCATTTGATGGCGAGCCACTTCATGACTCATAGTCTGTTCATTCTCAACAATCTGCATTAAACGACTAGCTAGACCAGGTTGGATTTCTTCAAATGCCTTAACCAAATCAGGAGGCGGGTATGGTGAGTAGCTTTCCGCCTCTTCCACAGCAACTGATACATCATTGCCATTTTTTGTTGCGATGCCACGTTTAGTTCGACGATGTTGAGACATTAATTAGGTATTTATAATGAGTTAAGTTCAGGTTGTTTACTGCGCAAGTCACATGCGATTCTGTTGGTAGCTTTTGTCATGTTTTTACCGACTGCTTCCCAATGTTTTGCTGCATTACCAATTGGTCGCGGATCTTCCATTTTTGCAGGCTCAACAGCATGTACTGGGACACGAGGTGCTAATACAAAAGCTGCTAGCAGACCTTCTGTAAAGTACTTCATACCTTTGTTCATTTTTTATCGCCCTTATATTTAATGGGTGTCATAAAACATACAATTTTTATGACAGAAAAACCCTCTTATCATTTGATAACAGGGTCTCTATAGGAACAAGGGTACGCACTAATGACATTTCTGTCAATAAGGAATCTTTACGGGAATGTCAAGAGAATAGGCGTATTATGTAACATCAAGTGCGCTATATCACGTCGCAAAGTCTAAGTTATGTACCGTACGTCAGCACTTAAGTCTTCGTCGCTCGTTGCGTCGACTTCTTATGCGCCTCATCCAAGAACATATCGTCGAGTGTAAAGATACAGTCATTAAAGATGTATCGTTCAACTGGCAGATCATATTGCTCCACATAAGCATTAATTGCTGCAATATCTAACGCCAGAGGAACACTTTGTTCATAGCGTCTAGATCGTGCAATCGTGTTATATGCAGACAGAATTGCATTAGCTACATAAGAATAGTCAGGAGCATCAGGAAGCTTTACGCCGAGTGCTTCTCTTTGCTTTTTTTCGTGGTCCGTGAGCCCCGCGTACTTGTTCGCGTAGGTGTAGAGGGTTGTGACTTTCCCACAACATCATCTCGATATTGGTTCGCATCTGATTGAATCTTTTCAGATTCAGTGCGGATAAATGACCATAGAGAAACACCTAAATCGCCCATGTTAAGCAATTTCGTAGCGTTCTCTGCATTGTATGCAGGTTCGGACTTTAACTGTTCGCCATTAGGACCTTCTTCGACAAATACAACACCCTTCCAGTCTTCAATTAAATGGCATGCAACTGCTTCCAATAGTAATTCATGAAAGAGTTTGTCATCGGGTGAAGCTTTAGCAACATCAAATCCTTTAGCTGTGATTTGGTTATTCGCACGTTCTAAAGCTACTTGATAAGGCTTATATCCAATGCCTCGGATTTTGAACTCAGCAAGTACATTACCTTCTTCATCTTTATATTCGCGCCACAAACTAACGTCTTTATTTCTTTGAATATTGACTTCAAGAGCCATGTTATATCTCCAAATAAGAAGGCAGCAATAAAGCTGCCAAATCAGTATTAAGGTGTTACAGGTGCAATCACACGAGTAATAACCGGTGATACACGAATATGGTTGTAATTAATGTCGACTGTGATGGTGTCTTCTCCACCGCCATCAGGGTGATTAGCTTCAGCCACTTCTAATTGTGGGAACTGGAAGGCATAGCCATTACCTGCATCATCTTCAATAGAGAATTCTAGCGGCATGGTGTCACGGGTTTTAATGAAGTCGATATATGCCGCTGACTGAGCCGAGAACATGTATTGAGTGTTCACAGTTACATCTACAATCTTTTCGAGATAAGTCGTTGCAGTGAGCTTTTTAGAGCCAATACAACGGATTGCTTCCATATTGTTGTTAATGGTCAATTCAAGAGACTGCATACAAGCAGTTCCGACAACTGTTTCACCATTAACTTTAAGATCACCGACGTTAAGCGCTGAAACAAGGACTAGTTCAGGAACCGGTAAAGGCGAAGTCACAGGGTTTGTAGTTGTACGCTCAAACAGAGTACCCATCAAGCCAAATGTAGCTGTGATTTTGCCAGTAGTAGCAATAGACATCGTAGCTTCATTTATACGTACACCGCGGTAAATAAATACCTGGTTAATATCTTCAAATACTTTGACGAAGGTAAATGTCTTTCGCACATTACCGCCAAAGTTAAGAACATCACTGGCCCAGTTATTCATTGCAACTGCTGACCAGAAGTCATCAAACAAGCCAATAGATAATTCAACTTCTAAAGAACCTGTGATTTCTGCTTCGGTAGCCATGCCACCTTGACGGAATCGCGAATCGACCACACTGGTTGATGATTCAGTGGTGACGTTTTCAGTTAAGCCATCAGTAACTCGGCGTACGGTTTTCCAAGCTGGTGTAGTTGGTAATACTTCGGGGGTTTGCTCTTCAGCATAATATAATTTAATACGTGCACCAGAACTCATCTAAGTTCTCCTTAATTTTCGGGCATTAAAAAGCCCTCGAATTGAGGGCGTTGTTTGGTTGTGTTCTCAGGCATTTAAGGGCTTACCTTGAATACCCCTGCAAAGTTTCAAAATGCTTTCTGCATGAAGGGTTATATGTTTGTGTTCTGGCCTAGTTCGCTCAATATCAATAGCTATTAGCATTGCTGCGCGCAGGTTTTCTGTCGGCTCTACACTTTCAAAAATGTAGGTGTCGTTATGAATAACAATATCGGCATAACCATCTTCTTCTGTGCTTGGTCTGCACTCCACCACAATGTAAGCAGGAACATTATTTGTCATTATCTTTATCCTCATCAAAATCTAAGGATGGTTGCGCTTCCTTAATTAGATCATCCAATTCTTTAAGCATAGCTGGCTTTGTTTGCTTACCATGGATTGATAGAAAGCTTGCTGCGCCTGACAGAGATTGGGTAATCAGCTCAAGTTGTGCTGAAAGCTTGCCAATGCGTACCTGTAGCCCATCTTTGAGTTGACGAGCCAATTCCTCTTGCTCGATGTAGTATTTGCGGATCTCATGACCTTTTTTATTGCGCTCCATCATCCCAAGGTGTTTGGTCATATCCACCGAGATGATGTACTCAATTAGGTTTTGTCCTGTTTTTGAAAGCTCCTCTTTTTTGAGGAGCTTAATAAAATCAAAATTCTCTTCAAAGCCACATTGTTTAATGCGTCGCTTAATCCAATCCGAAAAGTCCGTCTTAACCTCTAACATTTTATGTAGGTCACGCGCATTCACGCCGAGTTGGACTTTTCCATTTAATTCAACTTCGATAAATGGAGTTTGATTTTCAATTTTCACAATTGCATTCATATCGTTTACCTCGTTACCAAATAAAAAAGCCACACAGACATGCGGTAACGAGACATATCTGTATGGCAAAACGGTTAACTCAAGTTTGGATTTATCTTTAAAATTAGATATTTGAAGAAAATAAACTGGCAGGCACACTGAACATGAAAAGTGTGCTTTTCGGGGATCAACCTAGCCAGTGTTCGCCTGAATTTCAGGCATAAAAAAACCTGCCACTAAGGACAGGTTCGTTTAAAAGTTAAATTCGTTAATTGACGCGATAATTTATTGAAATGTTGTACTGAATGAAATCCCCATTACTGCCGAGGTTCTGCACTTGACCTTGTAAGACTTCTAACTGTCCGCTCGTAAAGTATTCAAAATGAGCTAACCAAGCATCTGCAAGTTTTGTGATTGCTACTTCATGAGTATTTAAACGAGCCATACAGTTGATTGAGATAATCCCTGTTCGTCTTGTGCATGGGGTATCACCAATTGCAGCAATAATCGAACCACCCCACAGTACGTTAATGTCGCACCAAAGCCCATCAGTCGGAACTGTAAAGTCTTTATTAGGATATTTAATTCTGGTCTGCTCAATTCCAGTAAAGGCCATTGCTCTAGTGATAATGGCTTGTCGTGCTTGATCTAAAGTCATTGCCATTTTAACCACCGTATTTCTGAGCAATATAGTTAAAGGTTGTGGAATAAACACCTTGAGGGGCTTGCTGCGAAAAACCTCCCACGCTTTTAATCACGTATTTTTTGGCCTTTTTGTCGTATGAGCCTTTTTTGACTGGTTTTGGATATTGTCCAAACTCAATAGCAGTGGCGTAAGGCGCATTCGTTTGGATGTATACAACCGAATAAGGAACTAGACGAGATAAGACGCTTGTGCCTTTGCTAATGGTTGAGCCACCGCTTTTGTCTTTCTCTGCCTCATTAAATGATTGGTCAGTCTGGTTTATGCTGACTCTGTGTGATGCTCTATAGGCTCCCGTGTCTACAGGACTGGCTAATACAACTCCACCTAAGGCATCAATGACAATATCTTTTTGCTTTTTGGTAAGGTCGGCTTCAATCGTTTTAGTGAAGGCACTCGGTTTGCTTGTCCAGCCCATTAAAAGTCACCTCAACTTTACCAAACAGTATCTCAAATACTGGTTCATTCCCTACTGTAAACACTCGACCGTCAATGGTGGTTTTATGTCGAATAAGATAGCCTTTGTTAGTATCTGCAAAGAGTACATACTTACATTCTTCGCCATCTAACAGCACCTTCTTTGGGCCATTAGTGGATTTGCGAACCTCAGCGTGATAAACGCCCTCTTGGTTTACAGCCTGACTTATTAAGTTCCCATCATCTAAGTTAATCATTAGACTTTCCTCAATTGAGCAATCCATGTTGCGTCCGCTGGATCTTTTCCGTAACTCACAACACGATAATTCCCGCCTTCAATCACCCAAATGTCATTAACATCTGGATCAACTAGAGTTCCTGCCGCATCCTTCACTTCATTTTGCAATAACACGGCTTTAGAGTCTGTGGCGCGGTAATCTATAGGCTTCACCAAATCTTTTAAATAAGAGCCAAATAGGACGCCTCTGCCGCCATATACATATTCAGTGTAAGTATCTTCACCAGTGGCGGGATTAGAACCAGTTAGCTTCTTTCGAGTACAAGTGAAGGAATCTACAGCGTCTGCAAGCTCATCCTCTGCATCAAATGCGGCTGCCAGTTCTTGCTGAATTTCATCACGCATTCCCATGGCCTACTCCGTAATAACAAAGGTGTTGATGTGATACTTCTCGCTAAAGAATGGCTCAAGCAGATCAAGGATAAATTGCATATCGCCACTTACTGACTCTTCTTTGCCTGCAACATACGTCTTGCTTACAGACGTGCCAGACTGTGCAGAGACTGTTTTGGATGCTACTACACCTTCTTTAGTTGTGTAGAGTTGCCCTGCTGCTGCCAGTTTTGCTAAGTAAGCGCCAGCCGTAAGAATCGCATCTGGCACTTCACCTTCTGGATAGTCTGGTAAATTTCTAGCATTAAGCCACGCATTAGCCTGCATCACAGCAATAACCGGATCACCAGTTCCCCACCAGTCAGGCCCTAGCTTTTGAGTCACACTTTCGACTGTTACATAGTTCATAGCTTAATCCTAAAAATCTAATTAAGAAGGACGGCCCGAAAGCCGCCCTGCTTTAGTTATGCACCACCATTCAGCGGTGCTTCTGGCACAGGAACTGCTACTTCTGGGTCCTTAATGCCATAGTCACCCGCTGTTTTGGCAGGGTCAAACATAGTGCCTGCTGCTAATGTGTCAGTCGCATCATCAGCATATCGGCGGTCAGTTGGGTATTGGTATTTGTAGTCTGGTTGCTTCTCAGCCATGACTGCTCTCCTTAAAGGTTAGTAATTAGGAAGCGGATTGAGGTGTCTTCTGGTTTGGTTACAAGTTCCCAGTTAGCTGCCTTCTGCAAATCAGCCCAAGAAGCGCTTAAAGACTCACGCTCTGTACCACCAGTTAAAGTGTCTTTAGGTGCAATGAAGCTAAAACCTTGCGGATGGATCAACATGTTGCGACGCATCCAAAGGATTTCATGACCAGCACCATTACCAGTTGATTGTGTTTCTTCAACCTTCAAATCTTTTGGACCGGGAACAGAGTCATATGCAAATGCGCGTGGACCTGCAAGAATCGTGATGAACTTAGCGTTTGCGCCTGTGCCAATTTGCGTATTGGTATCTGTTTCAATGACTGCGCGCCCGTTGTAAACGGTGATTGGTGGCAAGTTATCACTTGTGGTCACTTGTTCAAGTAATTGCTGTTTACGCATCTTTGCAGCAATACGTGAATGCACAAACATCACACCACGTCCACGTAATGAAGCATTCATAGTACTTTCTGCATCAATGTAGGCATCTACTGACCAGCGTGACGCATCTGTAGCTGTTGATGCCGAGATATCAGTAGTGAATCGTTTGCCATTTGCTTGGTCATAATTACGTAGACCAATAACGGTAGCTAAAGCACGGTTTTCCGCAGCTTGTTGCCAATACTTATTCAGCATCCCACCAATAAGCTCAAGCGAGTTGACCTTAGATAAATACTGCCCCAGAACAGACTCAAGAAAGCCTTCGTTCATATAAGCAACGCGGCCTTGCATTTCACCTGCATCAATCGTGCGAGGCATTGCGATATCAGTCAAAATGGTGTTGCCATAGTTCTGTTCAACATTACCATCCACACCGTTAATGTATGGAACGACGAATGTTGATGAACCACTTGTAAGCAAAGGACGTAAAGATTCATCAGATACGAATGCACCTGACTGCACGAGTGGCGAAACTGCCACAGGATTTGGACGTAGATAAGATAAAACTACGTCACGGTTAAATACTTCTACTAAAGAAGGCATGGAGTTACTCCCAATAATTAATTATTAAAGTCACCATTCGCTACTGCTGCTTGGAACCCTTGAGGGTCATTCTTTTGGAATTCCAAGCGCTCTTGCGTGGTCATTTCACTTGGTTTCTTGGCAGCTCCACCACCTGAACCACCGCCAGAAGCCCCACTTCCTGACGCATTTGAAGCAACAATTAATGGCTTAAACGCCACATTGCTACGAAACTCTTTTTTGAGGTCATCAATACTTAAAGCACTAGGTTTGCCCTGCGAATCTAGTACACGTACTTTGACCTCACCGTTTTCATCAGTTTCAACCTGAAGACGGTTAGTAATATGTGGAAGCAAAACTGCCTCCGAGCCTTTGATTGAAAGCTCACTTGCTAATGCTTGTGCTGTTTGCCCGACAGTTAATTTGTAGACTTGGTCTTGCAATGCTTTGGTAGCTTCTGCATGTTTAGCTTCGGCTTGTTCGAGTTTCGCTTTCCAAGATGCTTCAATTGCAGCCACATCACCTTTTTTACGGGCTGCTTCTTCGGCTTCGCGTTGAGCTTTTTCTTCGGCTTCGCGTTGTTTTTGTTGAGCAGATTTCTTTTCACCAAGAAGTTCTTCAACTTTCTTCTTCAGCCCATCCAGTTCTGAATTATCTTGCTGCGGCAGACCTTCAACTTTTAAATAAAATGCGCCATCTTTTTCTTCGTAAAGCGCTTTCATTTCATCAGATAAGCCCTCTAGGCTATCGAGTTTGTATTTCATGTTTTGCTCCCTGAGCGGTTTTGCAGTCACAAACTGCGGGCAATAAAAAAGCACCCGAAGGTGCTAAGGTTTGAATTTAATTTAGCGTTTGCGCTTTAAGTAATCTTTGAAATGCTTTTTTCTTTGCCAATAGGTGAGCCCACCGACAATGAAAATTAATGCAAAAATGAGTTCTGGACTAATACTCATAATCCCAACCTCTTAAACATTTCTTCATCAAGCTTTTTTAGTTCAGCAAGTGTGAATGGCTGACCTGTTAAAGGATCTACAAACTTATCCAATGAGTATTTCCCCTCTTTGAATAGTTTGTATCTTGTCGGCCCAAGCCAAGACTTTTGAAAAGCTGCATCTTGTTTATCAAACCAACCTTTGAAAGTTGTATTTGAATCAACAACGCCTATTTCACCTTCACCATTCACTTTATTGTTGAATGGCCGCATCCCAATCGTTTTACCTGACGGATTTGCAACAGGAACTAGAATCGATCTACAGTTTGGATGAAGTGGCGGTACCGGATGAGGCTCATCCTTCCTGTAAACCTTGTCCGAGTAACCCATACAGATTTTAGAAGTACGGCTATCTAGTGTGGCAATGAACTTTACATATTCAACACCAATGGATTGATACGTTTCATTCAATGCAACATTAGAAACATGACTTCTAGCTGTGCGAACCATTGTAGAAATCTGGTTTCTGCTCTGATCAAGCAAGCCATCTTGGTAATTAAGCTCTTTTTTCCCCTTAATCCTTTGGATGATCTGTTGATTTGTTTGCCCACTTGATAAGCCATCTCGAATTGTTTGCTCCACTCTAAGGCGAGTGTCATCTGCAATACGCGCAAAAATGGAATCAAGTAGCGCTCCACCACTCAAAGGGGTTTTCTTTACCTTGTTGAATAGCGTCTTGCTATTTGGCTCTATTTTTCGATTAGAAATAGTTTTTGCTTGATATGTAGCTTCATATACAGCAAGTGCTGTTGCGCTAACTGTGAAGCTGTCAAGCAATCCTGAAGCTACACTTGCTTGCCAAGTCTGAACTAAGGTCCGTACTTCTTTCAAAGCAGGTGTTGTGTATTGCGCTGCCATCAATGCAGTCTTTTCAGCGTCACTCAAGTCATCTAACAAATCTCTTAACTTTGAAAGCATCTCACTAGAGAGCGAATCAAATTGTGTTAGGAGATTATTGATTTCAGTTGAAGAGAGCCGATACAGATAGGCCTGATGTGATACCAGGGCATCAAGTAGAGCTTGTTGTGACAACTGGACGTTCATTTGTCACTCCTGCGATTTAAACCACCATAGG